TCGTGTGAACAAAAATAAAGTGAAAGCGAAACAAATTATTAAAAATGCAAAGTCAATAGACGAAATGACATATCAAATTAATACTCAAACAGATTTTCATATTGTTGTAGAGGAGGCGACTGGATGGCAACAATAACATATCAACTACACAGCGAAAGAGAAGAATCTACTTATAAAACAGTTGAAGAAGCAATGTTATCAGCTTTAAAACTAATATCTAGTGATGATGTAGCGTATATATACGAAAACCATTTAGGGGAAAATGGGGAATTGGAAAAAGAGGTATTGTTAACGACGATGAACGTAAAACAAAAGCCAATCGCGGAGCGGTTTAGAGTTGGGCAAAAGGTTATATGTAATAAAATACTAGGATTACCAGGATACGATGGCGCAATAGGCTTAATTGTCGACATAGTGTCAGATGTTGCAGAAGTAGCTGTTAATCAATGCGAGGAAGAAGAATTTTCCCCAATCGTATTCTTAACTGATTTAGAGGAGGAAATAAAGTAGGTGAAGAAATATAGAATTATTGATGTAGAGAGTGGGTGTCCTATTCTACTAACAGGGATAACATCAACAAGGTTATCTTGGGCAATAGTGAGACCGTCGGAGGAAACGGTATTAGAGGAAAAACTATTTGCAGAACGATTAATCCGATTTTTAGAAGAACAGAATGCCATGTATAAATTTAGAGTAGAAGAAATACTAGAAAAATGGTTTGTTGAATATGTAAATGATTTAGGGATAGTACGGTATTTATTCGCAATAGATAACAATACGCAAACACGACAACTAAGATTCTCGTGGACAAAAGAAAATGATGAAATGTACACGACTGTATCACTTGCTCAAGCAGAAGCTATTTGCACTTTAGTAAGCACCTGTGAAAGATATAAAAATGCAAAGTTAACTGTAAAGGAGGTTCTAAATTGACAAAACAAATCATCATCAACGAAGCTAACAGTTTACTTCACAGAAAAAGCAAAGAACTAAGTAAATCAATCATCAAAACACCTAAAGATCTCGAACGTTTCGCGGTTGGACTAGATAAATTATCACAAGATATGTGGGATTATAAAAATGAATTGGAGGGATTAAAATGAGTATTCAAGCAGGCGATAAAGTAGAAGTGCAGGATAGGACAGGGGTGACTGATTTATGTGTCGATGGAGAACAGTTTTATGTTCTAATCAATAACGATGGTTTGCTTACAGTAGAAGATACAGATGGTTTCTCGTCTTTTAATATTCCGTGCAGACAAGTGAAGAAAGTGAAAGAAGAGAGTCAGTTAATAAGTGAACTTTACAAAGAAGCTTATGATGTTGAATTCCGCTTGTATTTTGCTAATGTTTCAGATGCTACTAATTTTGTGTCAAAAGTTGGAAAACCTAAATTTGAACAGTCAATGGATGTGAAATGGTTTTCAGCAACAAACGGAAAAATAACAGCAACAGCATTTTTGAAAGGAGATGATTAATATGACAACACTTTATTCCATTCAAGAAAAGTATCAACAGTTATTAAATTTAGCTGAGCAATTAGATCCGGAGGCATTAAAAGATACCCTTGAAAGCATTGAAGATGAATTAGAAACAAAAGCAGAAAATGTTGCGTTTGTCATCAAAGAGCTAGAAGGACAATCACTTGTTTTAGATTTAGAAATTAAACGTTTATCAGAACGAAAAAACACAATTAATAACAATGTGAAGCGACTGAAACAATCACTACATGATGCTATGCTAGTTGCTAATAAGCAAAAAATAAAAACGAATCTATTTACATTAGATATTCGAAAAAACCCTCACAGTGTACTTGTAGAAGATGAGAGTAAGTTAATTAATTATTTAGTCGAGCAACCTAAAAAGCTGGATAAAACTAAGTTAAAAGATGACTTAAAAAAAGGCATTGATGTACCGGGAGCTGTTTTGGTTCAAACAGAAAGACTACAAATAAAATAATAATAAGGAGGAATTTCGTTGGAATTTATTCAATCAAAAAAAATGAAAAGGTCGGAGTATTTCAATATTATGATTTATGCAAAACCGGGAGCTGGGAAGACAACGACAGTTAAGTATTTAGAAGGAAAAACATTGATGTTGGATTGTGATGGTACATCAAAAGTATTAAGTGGATTGCCTAATATCACGATTGCGACATTAGACCCTCGAAATCCAGTACAAGATATGGCTGATTTTTATGGATATGCAAAAACACATGCAGAAGAATATGATAATGTAGTGATCGATAATTTAAGTCATTATCAAAAATTATGGCTGATGTTTAATGGAAGAAATACTAAATCAGGACAACCAGAACTGCAACACTATGGAATATTTGACACACATTTAATAGATTTGATTTCCGTATTTAATAATTTACCAAACACAAATATAGTATATACAGCTTGGGAAAACACACGACAAATACAGATGGAAAGTGGACAGCTTTATAATCAATTTTTACCAGATATTAGAGAAAAGGTAGTTAATCACGTTATGGGAATTGTTCCTGTAGTCGCAAGATTAATAAGAAATCCTGAGACAGGTCAAAGAGGCTTCTTACTAACAGAAAACAATGGTAATTTTGCAAAAAATCAGCTAGATAATAGAGAGTTTGCCTTGCAAGAAGACCTATTCCAAATTGGTGATGTTGATGTTAAAGCTTAGAGAATATCAACAAGAAATTATAAATGATGTAAAGGGGGCTTTTTTACAGGGATATAACAGACCGTGCGTTGTTGCTCCCTGTGGCTAGGCGCTGGTAAATCAGTTATTTTATCAGAAATAATTCGCATGACAACGCGCAATAAAAATAATGTTCTTTTCCTAGTTCACAGAAAAGAATTGATTGACCAAATTAGAAACACACTCACTATGAATGATGTCGATATGAATTTTGTCAATTTGGGGATGGTTCAAACTGTTGTTCGACGTTTAGAAAAAACTTCCGAACCAGCTTTAATCATTATTGACGAAAGTCATCATGTGCTAGCAAATAGTTATAAAAAAATAATCAATCATTTTTCTAATGCTAAAGTGGTCGGATTTACAGCAACACCAGTGAGAATAAATGGGGGTGGTTTAGGAGATATAAACGATATGTTAATCGAAAAGGTTAATGTGAAATGGTTAATTGAAAATCAATTCTTAGCACCTTACAAATATTTTGCTCCCGAAATCGTTCAAACAGAAACATTAGATATCAAACGAACTGGTGAATTTGACATGACAGGACTTGATGATCAATTCAATAAAAGAATGATTTGGGGCGATGTCATCAAACATTATCAAAAGTTAGCAAACGGAGAACAAGCAATACTTTATGCCTCTTCTCTTTATCAAAGCGAAAAAATGGCAATGAGTTTTGAATCAGTTGGCGTTACATCCGCACATATTGACGGGAAAACACCTAAATCCATTCGTGATGACATTATACAACGATTTCGAGAAGGCGAAATAAAGGTGCTTTGCAACTTAGATTTAATTGGTGAAGGATTCGATGTTCCAGACTGTTCTACTGTGATTATGCTAAGACCAACTCAATCTCTATCCCTGTATATTCAGCAATCAATGCGAGGTATGCGATACCGAACTGGTAAAACAGCTATTATTATTGACCACGTTGGAAATGTCAATCGCTTTGGTTTGCCAGACATGGAACGAAAATGGTCCTTAGAAGCGAAAAAAGGAAGTAACAGCAACAAAGCAGAAGCACCTGTAAAAATTTGCCCTGACTGTTTTATGACAGTTTTATCTACTAATATAAAATGCTCGCATTGTGGACATGAATTCAAAGTAGAAGTAAAACCAATGCAAGTTGATGAGGCAGCAGAGCTACAAGAGATAACAGAAGCAGTTTTTAAAGTGAATTATAGTAGTCCAAGCGAATGTACGAACATGAAAGAATTATATGAATATGCAAAAGAACACAATTATAAAAGAGGATGGGCATTCCATCAAGGAAAAGCAAGAGGATTTATCAAATAAAAACGAAAGAAGGAATTTAAAAATGTTTAAAGTAGATCATAATGATGTTTTCACAAATGGAGTAGAAAATGGTACGTATGAGGTTGTTTTATACAACGCAAATGAAGATGCAACAAAAAACGGAGCTGAGTTCATTAATATTGATTTAATTATTCGTAATGATGTAAATCAAAAGTTCCAGAATGCGCATATTTTTCATCGAGTATGGAAAGCGAAAGCAACGAATAAATATAGTCAAACGGCATTAAATACCATTGCGAAAGCTATCCAGCTGCCGAACGGGAAGGACTATAACACATTAGATGAATTATTAAAAGACCTGTTAACTAAGACATGCCAAGTTACTGTGAAAAATGAAGAATCCGAGTATAATGGTCAAATTTATAAAAATTTAAATGTGAAAGCGTGGGCTGAAAGTAAAATTACCGGACCATTACAACATGTATTTAAAAAGAAAGATGCTGAACCTATGCCAGAAATAAATGAGAGCAATTTACCGTTCTAAACAATGAGAGGGGCGCACAAACGTGTATGAACAAATTCCGGACGAATTAAAAAAATTAAAACAATGGTGCGCTTTTCAACTTGTTTGGGATGAAGAGCGTGGCAAAAATAAAAAAATACCGATGAATGCAAATGATGGTTCATACGGTAATAGTGTAGACGAGCGGACATGGGCAGATTTTGAAACTGCCCTTGATTCCCTCGAAAAATATCAATTTGATGGGTTAGGATTTTACTTTAAGAAACCGTATTTCGGTGTGGATATTGATGATATAAAGGATGAAATTGAAGATTACCTTTATGGTAATACAGAAAATATTGCTGGTGAATTTATTCAAACATTGTCTAGTTACACAGAATATAG